CGGAGCCAGCGTGCTGGTCGTTCATCTTTCCAACGGATCCGCGATGGGAATCGTGGCCGGAACGTACTGGAACAGCAGCCACAGACCACCGGTCAGCGGCAAAGGCGTATACAGAAAAGACCTGGCGCAGGCAATCGGTGAAGCCTTTCTGCAGTATTCAGGAAGCTCGCTGCAGATTCACGCACCAGCAATCACGCTCGATGCTTCAAGGATCACACTGGCCACAAAGAGCGGAAACATCACCGTGGCCGAGATCATCAATCACATCAAAGGATAGGAGGTATTCAGATGGCGACATACAAAGTCACAGCGAGGTCAGGGCTCCGCGTGAGAAGCAAGCCGAACGGAACCATCCTGACAGCAATGCCATACGGAACCACAGTATCCGGAGATGGGAAAAAGCAAAGTGGATGGTACCACGTAAAGTACAAAGGAAGATGGGGCTGGTCTTATGGCCAATACCTGAAAACGGTCGCAGAGAAAAAGAAGACCGTGGCCAGCATTGCGGCCAAAAAGAAACCGGCCAAAAAGACCAAGACGAAAAAAGCCAGCAGCAAAAAGAAAACAGACACCAAGAAGAAGACCGACGAAGCAAAGAACCGCGCAAAAGCAAAAGGAACACTCGGCTGCTGGGGAACAGATCTGATATTTGAGGTCAATAGCAAGAAGATCCTGACAGCTAAAGACATCAAGGTATCGCAGGACTCCAGATGGACGAAGCACAACATCCTTCAGAACGTGCCGCGCGGGGAATTCAGCGGACCAGATACAATGGGCGTCACTCTTACCATCACGCTATCCGCAGAGCACGGAGTGAAGCCAAGAAGCACGGTCGAGAAGATCCGGAAAGCCAACCGGAGCGGCCAGGTGGAATACCTGGTCATTGGAGGCAAAATCATGGGCTCCAACAAAATGGCAATCACAGCAACATCGGAGACCTGGGACGCGATCTACAACAAAGGCGAGCTTGTAAAAGCCAAGATCGACGTCACATTCATGGAATATTCATAAGGGAGGGAATCTAAGTGGCTTTTATAAGAATCAACCAGATCAAAGACGCGGACGGTTCCATCGAACCGGATGAAATGGAACTGGCCAACGACATCATCGAAGCGATGCTGATCACAAGAAAAGGATCTATCCCAGGAAGCCGGGGATTCGGTCTGACACAGATCTTCATTGATATGCCGGGACCGGACGCAATCAACATGATCACAGTGGAGCTCGCAGAGGCGATGGACGAATATATACCAAGCCTGGAGCTCCAGGATGTAAAAGGAACCCAGGACGAAGAAGGCGTGCTGGAATTAGATATCTACATAGGAAGGAGGTAAAAGAGCATGGCAATCGAACAGATCGAGAGACTCCCGGACGTCAGCTTCATCGATGACGACATCAACCTGGATGGAATCCAGAAGCAGATGCTCCAGGACTACCAGGACAAATACATGGAGGAAACCGGAGAAGAAACCGTGCTGGACAGAGGCGAGCCGATCGCCCTGATCTTATACGCCTGCAGCGTGCAGATCTACCAGATGTACATGTACGTCGATAGAGCCGGAAAGCAGAACCTTCTCAAGTACGCATTCGGAGCCTTCCTGGACAACCTGGCAGCGCTCAAGGGCATCGAGAGAACTGCTGCCAAGCCAGCGACCGTGACGATGCGCTTCACACTTTCAGAGGCGCAGACCGGAGCGATAGCAATCCCGGCCGGAACCAGAGTCACGGATGGCGAGGCATACTTCACGACCGATAAGTATGCGGAGATTAAAGTAGGAGAGACCACAGTCGACGTGGCCTGCACTTCCATCGAGACCGGCGTAGATCTGAATGGAATCCATGAGGGAGCCATTCAGACACTCGTGGATCCAATCCCGTACATAGAGAGCGTGACCAACATCACGGAAACAGATGGAGGCGCGGATCCGGAGAGCGACGAATCCCTGAAGGACAGAATCTACATCGCACCGTCCCGCTATTCAACGGCAGGAACCGAGGAAGCATATATCTACTGGGTAAAGACATACAACAGCACCATCGCAGACGTCAAGGTTTCAAGTGACAACCCAGGCGAGGTAGACATCGTATTCCTGATGGACAACGGAATCCCAAGCCAGGAGATGATCACAGGGCTGACGAAGTACATCACGGATCCGAACATCCGGCCGCTGACTGACAAGGTCGTCGTGAAGGCGCCAACAGCGGTGAATTACAGCATCAGTCTGACCTACTATATCAATTCTTCAGATTCAGGATCCGTGGAAACAATCCAGAGCGAGGTCGCCAAGGCAGTGGATGACTTCGTAACCTGGCAGCAGTCCAAGATCGGCCGAGACATCAACAGCTCGGAGCTGATCAAGAGAGTGACTACAGCAGGAGCCAAGAGGGTAGAGATTAAGAGTCCGGTCTTTCAGAAGATCGGCGGCACTTCCATCGCGTACTGCACAAGCAAGAACGTGACATACGGAGGTGTTGAGGATGATTGATATTAGAAACGGAGAGCTCGCAGACCTCTGGCCGGATGAGACAAGTCCGGAATTTAAGAGCATAAGCTACGCGCTGCACATGGCAATTATTAGAATGTTGGAAAAAGCTGCAGGCGTAGGCAACTCCTGCGACATTGACCACCTGGCAGAATCCACGCTGGACTACCTGGCCGTGGAGATGCGAGCCATGTACTACGACCAGGGCGCAGACATCGAAACAAAGCGCTCAATCATAAAGAACACGCTCAAGTGGTACACGCAAGCCGGAACAGTCAAAGCAACAGAGGAACTGATCGCCTCAGTGTTCGGAGGCGATGCGAGACTGATCGAGTGGTTCGACTTTACCGAGCCGCCGATCGAAGCAAACACATTCGATGTGGAAACAGAGGCGCTGATGACAAAAGACATCATCAACGAGCTGACCTCGGTCATTAAAAAGGTCAAGAATTCAAAGTCCCACATCCGAAGGGTGACCGTGCTGCGAGAACTCCACTCAGCAGCAACCATAGCCACCTGCATCACAGCAATAAATGAATGCACCGTGAGCAATCACGAGATATCAGATACAGACGCAACCGAAGGAATGAACGTGGCAGCAGTCGCCGCACCGGTTACAGAGACCTACGCTCTGAACACCACAGCAGGAGACGCCCAAGCTACGGCCGGAGCATTTATCGCAAGCGCAACCGGCACCGAAGGAAGCACATACGTCCTGAATGATAATCAGGGAGCCACGGAGGCATCCGGCACCATCGATGTCGGGCCAGTCAATGCATCAGAGGAAAGCACCCACGCGCTGAACGCAGAAACCGGCAAAGCGGACCTCTCACAAAGCGAAAGAGCAGCCATGAGAGCAAACATCGACTATCAGACAACAACAGTCATAAAGGAGGAATAAATCAATGCTTATTTGGAATCCAAGTAAACTGACCACAAAAGGAAAAGCGCTCCTGGCAAAAGCCCAGGCGGGCAGATGTACAATCAAAATCACGAAGGCGCAGACCGGATCCGGCCAGTACAGCTCCGGAGAGGCAACAGACACCAGAACGTCACTCAAGGCACCAGTGCAGACACTGCCAATCCACAGCAAAGAGATCCAGAACGGAAGTACACTCGTTCTGAAGGTAGCGATCACAAATAAGACCAGCGACACGGACGTCCTGAAATCAGGATACGAAATCCGCGAGTTCGGTATTTTTGCACAGGATCCGGACGATGGCGAAATCTTATACAGCATCGCAACCGCAAGCACCAGCGACTACATGCCAGCATACAATGGCGTGATCCCGTCCGTCATTTCCATGAGTTACTACCTGGAGGTAGCCAACGCATCAAGCGTCACAATCGTGACCGCAGGAGGCCTGGCACTGCAGAGCGACCTGGAAGCACTGGCAGACAGAGTAACCATCATCGAACAGGCAGCCGTGAAGAAATACGGAGCCAGGAAGAAAGTCGGCCAGCAGAGCTGCGGCGCAGAGAGCTGGGAAAGACTCGGTGGAGCTGTCGGCCTTACAGCCAAGGCAGCAGTCGGAACCGGAGACGTCCAGAACGACTTCATGAAGTCAGTATATCCATACAACGCCTGCAGACCGTGCAACCTTTCAGAAGACAGAAAAGTCACCGCATACCTGGGAGACGCCAACTTCTCCTGGACCGGAGATAACGGAGACGTCATGCTGGAAATGCCGCTCTGCTACACGTCCCGCTACTTTGAAACGGATAGCGACGGAGTAGAGTGGGAATACCGCTGGGTATCATCCGCACCGGTAGATGGCCTGCACGTCAACCCTGCATTCACAGACGGAAGCAGCATCAGCGACAAGATCTACATCCCGATCTTCAACGGATCCGCAGGAAAAGATGCAGCCACAGGAGCCAAGGACGTCATCCGTTCGATTGCCGGAGCGACACCGCTCACAGAGGTAACCAGGGCAACCTTCAGAACCCGCAGCCGCAACAAAGGCGAAGGCTGGCAGCTTGACGACGTATGGAACATGTTCCTGCTCGACCATTTATTTATAATCATGT